TGAAGCGACAAATGTAATTTTAATGACAGATCTTTCGACAAGAGTCTATAACTCTTACCAGAAAAATCCAGACGATGAATCGCGGGTATTTTATGTTGGGTTAACTCGCGCTAAAGAAAATTTGTATCTTATCGAGCCTCGCTCGACCAAGTACTTCCCAATATAAACTCCTTTACTTTGGTAAAGGGCCTAAAGTATAATTTTTATTAGTTTAATAAAGGAGAAAGAGATGGCTTCTATTAGGAAGAATCTGACAATAAACGAGAACGATAGTAAGAACACTCGGATGGATATTGCAGGGGCTGGGGTTTTAGCTAACTGGCGACCGGACGAGCTAACGCATATTAGTCGGTTCGATAAGATCTCTTCATTATGTATTGAAGAATCTATTGAGTTAGCCCAACCACTAGATGTTTTAGAAATAGGCTGCGGTGAGCTGTGGGTTCTACGAAATTTGTATAAAGCCTACACTGTTAAAAAATCAGACGTAATTTCTAGCTACCATGGATTTGATATTGATCCAGCGGTATTGCGAGAAATACCTTGGTGGTCGAACGGCGGCGGTGATATAAACGACTCGCAATGGCTAAAGAATTTTAACGCAACGATTACCGTTCAAGATCTAACGGTAAATCCGATTTTAGACGTACCCGATGCCTCGAAACACTTTTGTTGGTCTACCGAAGTTATCGAGCATATGAAACCTGAGTTTGTACCCGCTTGGCTTGACGAGGTAGATCGAGTGACTAAGCCCGGAGGTTTACTCTATTTCACAACACCTAACCATGACGGGTCGAACGATAAGTTACCCGAGGATCATGTTTACGAGTGGGGGTTTGAGGAGCTTAAAACTGAGTTGGAGAAACGCTGGGAACTTCAGTCGGTTGTCGGAACATTTATACAGCTTCCTAAGTTACGGAAAGCGATGCGTAATCATGAGATCAACGACTTCGGTTTCCCTAGTTGGAGTCCGAAACAATTCGAGATGCTTAGTAATCGATATGGCCGACAGTTTTTAAGAATGGTCGCCGCAGTTTTCTTCCCCCAAGCCTCTAACAACTGTGCATGGATTTTACGAAAACCGGAGTAGTCTTATGCAGTTTCTACCCGAGCGCGTAGATACCTATCTCTATTGGATAGAAGAACGAGAAAGAATTAGACATAAGAAAGAAGAACTAAAACAAGAGCCGCCATGGTCAGAAGACCCAATACTTAAAGAATTTAAATTCTGTCAAGTGTTTCGAGAAGATGATCGCACGACGCGTTGGTTTCGGACACATATTCGTGACCCACTAAAGAACAGTCCAGACGTTGCAATGGCTACGATTATCTTTAGGTTTTTTAATTTAATCGAAACAGGTAGGACACTTCTCGATAATAATCTACATCTTGAATGGGATCGTGAGAAAGCTATCCGAGAGGTTAGTAAACAACCGAAATGGGTGACGGGGGCTTATATCGTTAAGACTCCTAATCGCATGAATAAAGTAACAGGTGTTGCTGAATGTGTTTCTCATATTTGGTATCACCGCGAAGAGTTAGTCAAACAGCTAGAGCAAATGACAACTTTACAGGAGGCTTGGCAGTTTTTACTTCAGTACCCGTACATTGGTCCGTTTGTTTCTTACGAGATCGTCACCGATCTTCGGCACACCTATTTGTTAAATAACGCCACCGATATAAAAACTTGGGCTAATGCTGGTCCCGGAGCGATGAGAGGACTTAACCGTCTTACGGGCAGACCGCTGGAGTTCTGTCGAAGATCACACGATTGGAACGCAGAGATGCAGGAACTTTATTGGATCTGTAACGAAGCATTAAACCTAGAGTATTCTGATCGACCGTTTGAAATGCGGGAGATAGAAGGAGGCTTATGTGAGTTTGATAAATATTCTCGCATAAGCAACAAGGAGGGACGTACTCGAAGCGTCTATAACTATAAGGAAAGGAACCGTCCTTTAATTGAGGATTTAGAAAGAGGAGAAAGTATATGGGCCGATTAAAAGAACATTGTTTAGCTATATCAGAAGAACATACCGAAGAAGTACTTGAGCATTATCGAAGATTTTTAGAGTTTTCTTGGCATAACAGAAAGATGCCGAGTAGCTATGAAGATGCGCTAACGCACATTGTCCATCGAACACAACTAAAGAAGTTTGAAATTGACTTCATCATTAGACAACAAATAGAGAGTATATATGAGGGTTATTAAAGTTAGAAACGTAAACGATGCATTCTATAGAGGTATTGAGTTGTTTACGATTAAAAGTAATTTTAGAAAACAGATGAGCCGCAACGGTTCAACACTAGAATCAAACGAACCTGTAGTTACTGTATATCTACATCCGTGGGAACGAGTTTTATTTGATAAGGATCGAGACGCTAACCCTTTCTTCCATCTTATCGAATCTATTTGGATGTTAGCAGGCAATCGGGAGCTACATCCACTAACTTATTTTAATTCAGGAATGTCTAACTTCTCTGATGATGGGGAAAATCTGAACGGAGCTTACGGATATCGCTGGATTAATAAGTTTGGTTTCGATCAAATTCAAATGATTATTGAATTATTAGAACGAGACCCAGAAAGTCGTCGGGCAGTTTTACAAATGTGGGATTGTGTTCATGACCTAGACAGTCCGAGCAAAGATGTTCCGTGTAACACTCAAATCTTTTTTAAGGTTAGAAGTGGCAAGCTGCAAATGACTGTTTGTAATCGTTCTAATGACATGATTTGGGGGGCTTACGGTGCCAATGCGGTACACATGTCTATCCTGCAAGAGTATATAGCCGCTGCTTTAGATGTTCGAATGGGAGCTTATTATCAGGTTAGCGACAGTTTTCATGTTTATGAAAATAAAGGCTGGGATTCAATTAAGCATAAGGCTGGGCTGTTCCCTACGCATAAATATCCTGAAGTCTACCCTTTGGTTTCAAACCCTAAGACTTTCCCATTTGAGTGCGAAAATTTTATTAAAAATATCTCGGGTGTATTAGACACTAGCACTCTTAAATTTCCTGAATATGAAAACCATTTCTTCAACGAAGTATTGAAGCCTATGGTTAAAGCATTCGTCGCACATAAGGAGCGAAACTATGCCGACGCTGACAGATACCTTTCAGAAATTAAGGCAAACGATTGGAAAGTCGCCTGTACCAACTGGATCGAAAAACGAAGAACAGCCTACGAGAAAAAACATGGGTAATAAATGGGAACAGATGCGAGATATCGCACAGAAAGATTTAACTCAATTAATCGCAGCAGAAAAATCTTACGGGGATTCTTGGCGAAGACGCGGAGGTACAGGGGCTTTTATGATGTTAGCTCGTAAATTTGATCGTATCGAGCAACAGTCTAAATCCGTTAACTGGGATATTTTTGAGGCTTGCGAAAAGTACGATGGAGAAGATGGTTTACTCGACGATATTGGAGATTTACGCAGATATCTACTTCTTGTTGAACAGTTCGTGCGCCACGGAGATAAACCCTTAGAGGCTATAGAGTGGAAAAAAGATGAGTAATCAGCTGCCCTTATTCACACCAGATAGCACATGGAATGCCCCTGACGTATTACCTAAGTTCGATCCGACTGATACTTTAGCAATCGACCTAGAAACTTACGACCCTTCGTTACTGCAACGAGGTCCGGGATGGGCAACAGGCGATGGGCATATCGTAGGTATTGCAATCGCCTCTAATAAATGGTCAGGATATTTGCCCATCAGACATACTGGCGGCGGTAATTTAGACGAGGATGTTGTTCTTCGTTGGATGAAGCGTACTGTTGAAAACCATAAAGGCCCATTAATTTTTCATAACGCACTATATGACGCTGGTTGGCTAAAGCGTGAGGGTGTGGAAGTAAAAAGCCAAATATACGATACGATGTTCGCGGCTCCTCTGCTCGATGAAAACCGTCGTTCGTATTCGCTTAACAATTTAGGCAAAGATTATTGTGATGAGGTTAAGGATGAATCCTTGTTGCAAGAAGCTGCTCAAGTCTGGGGGGTAAACGCTAAATCTGGTTTACATCAGCTTCCTGCTCGATACGTTGGTCCTTACGCGGAGCAAGATGCGGTTTTGACATTAAAACTCTGGGATAAGCTGTCTGGTCAAATAAAAGATCAAGGTTTACAAAAAGTATTTCAGATGGAGTGCGACCTTATCCCACTACTTTTAGAAATGCGCTGGCGAGGTGTTCGCATTGATACAAATCGAGCTGAAGAGGTTTGTGAAGAGTTGTCTAAACGTGAGCAACAAATGCTTGTACAGTTTAAACGTAAGTTTGGAACTACTGTAGAAATCTGGGCTAACGCCTCGATAGAAAAAGCATTTAAAGAGAACAATCTTTGGTTCCCTAAGACCGAAAAAGGTATGGCAAGTTTCCAAGCTCCTTGGCTTGAAGCTCATGAGCATGAACTCCCGCAGACGATTGTCAAGTTACGCAAGATTAATAAAGCTCGGACTACATTCATTGAAAAGATGATCCTAGGGCATACTGTTAATGGTCGTATCCACGCGGAAGCCCACCCATTACGCAACGACGGAGGTGGTACAGTTAGCGGTCGGTTTAGTTATACCAATCCTAATCTACAACAGGTTCCTGCTAGAGACCCTGAACTCGGCAAGTTAATTCGATCCTTATTTATCCCGGAAGACGGGGCTAAATGGGGGGTTTTCGACTACTCGCAACAAGAGCCTAGGCTTACGGTACATTACGCCTCTCAGCTCGCTCTACGCGGCTCTAAGGACGCGGTAAAGGCTTACTCGGAGGACGGGGCAGATTTCCATCAGATCGTAGCGGATATGGCTGGTATACCTCGTAAGCAAGCGAAGAATATCAACCTCGGATTAACCTACGGGATGGGACAGACTAAGTTGATTAACGAGCTTGGACTAGAACCTGACGAGGCTAACATTCTACTAAACAAATACCACGACAGGGTTCCTTTCATTAAAGCATTACAAGCTCAGTGCACTCGGATAGCTAACGAGAGAGGCTATATCACGACACTCGGAGGCAGACATTGTAGATTTGACTATTGGGAATCTACTAATGGCAATAGCATCCCGTTACCTGAAGAAGAGGCTATAGAAAAATATGGAACCGTTAAACGTTCCTACACATACAAAGCCTTAAACCGACTAATTCAAGGTTCAGCCGCAGATATGACAAAGTTAGCGATGCTCGACCTTTGGAAAGAGGGCTATGTACCTCACATACAGATTCACGATGAGCTTGACTACTCTATCTCTAGCGAGGAGGAGTCGAAGATGGTTGTGGATAAAATGGTAAACTGTGTTGACTTAGCTGTTCCATTAGTCGTAGACGCAGAATTTGGTAATACATGGGGAGATGCTGAAGAATGACATCAGGAATAGAGGTTTTACGAAAACTAGAGCAACAGGAACTCTACTTAAAAATTTACAATGAGTATTTATCTTCAGATATCACTCTACAAGATCTTGGTGAAAAGTACGGGATCACTCGCCAAAGGGTTTCACAGATTGTGATTCGATGCAAGGTAGGTGAGGGAGACTACTACTCGGGAGGACAAAAAGCGAAAGAACTTTGGGACACGATTGGCGAAGATCGCACAGAAAACGACTCTATGTCTCTAGCTATTCGCAAAGAGTTGTTCAGGTCGCACCTTGAGCAGAACTTCGACATCAAAATTGCTAAAAACAACCATAAGTTCACTCTACTCTTAGGAAGAAACTATGCCAAAAGAAAGCCTACTTTGGAAGCAACTGCGGGATAACTCTACCAACATCCATTGGCAACGGATCGAGTCTGGTGGAACTGCTTCCGGTATTCCTGATGTTAATGGCTGTTATCGTGGTCGAGAAATCTGGGTTGAGCTGAAAGTAGTCCGTGGTAATCAAATCGGTCTACGTCCTATGCAGAAGTCATGGCTCTACAATCGAGTTCTGCATGGCGGTGAGTGTTACGTTCTCGCTAAGAAAGATAAAACGATTAAGGTATATAAGATTCCTGCCGATGTGGAGTACTTCGATACATTCACATGGAAGAGCGAACCCGAGTTTTCGACAGACGCACCTTTTAATTGGCAAGGGATTCTCGCGGCTATGGGCTTTTACTCGGGCGCTGTTAGTACTGCTTTACTTTCGCTTTAGTGCCCGCTAAAGTAGGTAATAGGTAGCGCACACCGCGTTTACCAAAAAACCTAGAAAGGAGAACGAAATGGTTGCAGCAGTAGAAAGTATGGCGTGGACCGGAGAGGTTCCTTGGCATCGCGAAGGTGTTAAAGTGGACCCCAACCTCACTCCACAAGAGATGATGATTGCAGCACAACTTGATTGGACGGTTAGTAAACGTCCCGGTTACACGATAACCACCCCCGAGTATGGCGAAGACGGTATGGAGCTTATGCAAACGCCTAGTAGCTTCTTTATTGTGCGCGATACGGACAACTCAATATTGTCCCATTGCGGCCCTAAATACTTACCCGTACAAAATGAGAAGATCTTCCAGTTCTTTTCTGACTTCACTACCGCAGCACAGATGACAATGGAAACTGCTGGTAGTTTACGCGGCGGTAAAAGTATCTGGGCACTTGCGAAACTAGCCGATACGTTTGAACTTCCCGGAGAAGATCAGATTGGCGGCTATTTATTGTTACATCAGCCTCATGAAGCGGGGCATGCGTTAACCGCCCGCTACACGCAAATAAGAGTTGTTTGTAACAACACCCTTCAACTAGCCTTTTCTAACGGCAAAGCACAGTTCAGTATGTCGCACATTAGAGAGTTTAATGCAGACATGGCGCAACAAGCTGCTGAAACCCTCGGATTAGCTAACGATACCAGCAAGCTGTTTAAAGAGTCTGCCGAGTTCCTCGCTAAGAAGAAAGCGCAACATTCGAACGTGCTTGAGTTTATTGGCCGTATCTACCAACCAGACGTTATCGCCCAGCGTGTTAAAAACGATGAGCTTAGGGCCGAGGGCCGCAAGGTTGGTGAAGAAGGGCCTTTAATCGACGAATTTAACCGCACGACGCGCAACGTTGTCGAAGCCTTAGAACGTGCTCCCGGAGCCTTGCTAAAATCTTCAGCAGGAACTTGGTGGGGTGCGCTAAACGCAGTAACCTATGTTGAAGATCATATGCGCGGTGGCGAGAATAAGGTGTACAACTCGTTAATCGGCGATGGTTCTAAGCGTAAGGAAAAGGCTTATCGAATGGCGCTTGAATATGCGGAGGCTGCGTAACCATGGGTGAAGTGAGAAGATTACATAATTGTCTTGTAATTGATGGAGATTTTGCCAGTGAACTTTGGGCTACCCTTCGTGATAAGGAGGGTAGTTTAAGCTCAGAGCGTTTATCAGAAATGATTGCGCTTAAAATGTACGATCAAGACTGTGGCTTTTCTAGCACAGTTCTTGATAGTATCGGAGGCTCAGAAACTAGTGATGAAATTATTTCTCAGTGGGCCGCGCCAATTAGAAAACGGCTGAAGGAGGCAGAACAATCTAATGGGTAGCTATGAGAAGTTAATGCTTTACTTTCCGTTTAGTGTGTAGTAAAGTAGTTTTTGTTGGTTAGTAAAAACAACTTAGAAAGTAGAACCTCAGTAAGGAGAAAGTACTATGGCAATAGCCAAAAAGAAAGTAGTTACGGCTGCTACGAAAAAGCCGACCGCTCGAAAGATTGTAGCAAAAGCTAAACCAGCTCCTGTTGCAAAACTTTCGATACCCGCCCCTGTCAAGAAAAGCAGTAGCCGAGCGCAACGCTTTGAGTACACGGGTAAACTGGCCAGTGAGACTAAGCAAAAAACTCCACAGTTTGTTGCCATGATCACAGCCATGCAGGATATAGAAGACACGAGTTTTGATTCTAAAAACTTTGAGCTTCTTGAGTTAGTACGACTGGCAGTAAAAGAGGGCCACCTCGCAATGCCAAATACTAAGAATCCTGAAAAACAGATGCGCCGCATCGTGGCGTATTACAAAGGCCGCTTGGTAGAAGAGGGATATATCAAGCTAATTTAAATCGACGGGGGCGCAAGCCCCCTTTGTTTCGGAGAAAGAAATGAATTTAGAAATTGTTAAGCAAGAGCCGTGGATTGGCAGGAATTACAAAGGTAGCTCAAAATATCAACCAATTCTCGACGCTATTAGAGCGTTAGACGTAGGTGATTCAGTTTTTATAAATCTTGATGAATTTAGAGAATTATCTGGTCGTGTGAAAAATCCGTCTTTTGAGAAAAAAGAAATGGAAAGTAAATACACGGAACGAGTTAGAGTTTTAATGAAAACCGTAGGCAAAAAACTTGAAAGGTCTTTTGTACTGCGAAGAGAACGCGGTATGGAGCCGTGGAACGAACCTCCCGGTGTTTGGATTTTCCGTATTAGTCAAAAATAATGGTAGCTGTCCCAGTACTGCTTTACTTTCGCGGTACTGGGGCGTAACCTATATATAGTACGCGCTAACGAGAAAGGAGAAAGATATGATCGTACACGGTTCGATACGCCACGACTATAGCGGCAAGAAACGTAAGAAATTACCACGCACAACTAAGCGTGTTCCGAAGTTCGAAGAGCTTACCAGCTTACCTAAGCCAACAGCTTACCGACCGAACGACTACCCCTCAGTCGCCTCTACTCCAGCGAGTACTGCCCCCAAGCCTGACCAGTCTTACCGACAGGAAATTAGTTCTCAATACACTGTGTCGATACCCTACAATAAGGGGGCATACCAAGTGATATCTCGAGAAAACTTAGAGGAAATAGGTAAATGATATTCAAACTAGAGGTTTCTGTTGAAGATGGAGACGAAAAAGATTTTTACGGTATTTGGGAATACGAAGCAGAAAACCCCAGTCGCCGCACCAAATTAAAGTGGTTAAACGAAATCGCGGATGAGTTAATCAACCGCATCATGATAGAAGAGATGCACGAGTTGGACGAAGGAGGAGACAAATGAACGACGAAGAAATGACGTTTGAGATTGAAGAGCGTAATTACGAATATTGCGATAGTTGTCAACAGCTCGGAGAGACTGGCCCTTCCGGAATGAAAACTCATCGTAGTATTCCCCTCGATACAGTTTGGGTAAAAACGACCGTAGATGATGAACGATTCTTTTTAACGCTGTGCGGGGATTGTTTAGCCGTTGCTCAAAATCAAGGGGTTACTGTGATAAAGAATGGCGAGCCATGGGTGCGAGACGATATGTCTATTATGAGAAAGGAGCTGCGAGCATGAACACTCCAAAGTATATTAAAGCTTGGAATGCTTGGTGGACCACTACCGATCGCCGAAAAGTAAAGCGACTCGAGCGGATTATGAAAGAACAGAGCCGAAAGGAGCTGCGAGCATGAATATCTTTTATATAAGTGACTGCCCCGAATACGCGGCCCAATGGCAATGTGATAAGCACGTTGTGAAAATGTGCCTAGAAACCGCTCAGATGCTCTGTACGGCATATCGGCGGTGGGAAGACCCTTTGCCCGAGGAGCTTTCGACTAAGCTTTATAAGAACGCCCACGTACACCACCCGATGACAATCTGGGTAGGCGACTCTACTCAACAATATTCGTGGACCTACCACCATTTCATGGCTCTACTCAACGAGTACACTTACCGCTATGGAAAAGTCCACGCCAGCGCCCGATTACTTAAGCCACTAGATAAAATCCCCGAGATGATGCCTAATATAAAAATCACCCCGCCACCACAATGTATGCCCGATGCATTTAAAGGCTCGGATTGTGTTGAAGCGTACCGACGATACTACATACATAAAGCTGAGACTGCGTTTGAAATGCGGTGGACCGAGCGTGATGTCCCGGAGTGGTTCGACTCTAAATTAATAGATTTTTACTTCGAGGAGAAGGATACATGACTAAAAACGAGCTGTTCGAGATTCTTTGGAAAGCAATAAAAGACACTGACGTGGACTTTCAATATATGGATGGATTCGATGACTTTTGTATAGAAAGTGAACTGTGCATCTGTTTCAAGAATGTTCAGGAGGACGAATAATGTCCGACTTACAAAAAGTCTACGATCTTCGTAGGCTCCCCCCTAGTGCTTTACTTTCGTAAAAGTGGGGGCTATAGTATAAAAGGTAGCGGTAACGCGCCGCCGAAAAACTAACTAGAAAGAGAGAAAGAACTATGGAACTAACGCTATTAGTCGAGTGTAACCCAGACGACCGTACCGAGGTGCGTGACGTGGTTGTCGAATTTAACTACTACCCCGCAGACCCTGAATGCGGGACGAGGGACGAGTACGATATTATCAATTTCGAAGCGTACACCGATTTCGAGTACGACAATATTATACAACAGCTTCACGAAATGAACGCTGGCCCGAATGCTTTAGAGGAACTACAATATGACCTCTAACCCTGAGATCAGAGCGATTAAAGCCTTGCTTGATGAACTCGAGCAAGAATTTAACCCCGAGGAATTATCCTCACCCGATGCGACAGTAAAGTTATTAGAGGTTCAGATAGCTTTGTACGACTTGCGCAAACTTATGATAATAAAGGAGAAAGTAGAATGAACGATTGGAAATTTAAGACAAAAGTGTTTCGACGATATTTAGGCGACGATGTTGAAGAAACAAAGTATGCCATTCCCGAAGATCTGACAGATAAAGTGATCTCACTTATGGAACAAGCGCATGGCTACTTGATGACGCATAACAGCGAGTCTACGGAAAAGTTTCTCGAAGAATGGCCTGAGATTGCCTCATTAGCTCGGACGTACTCGCAGCTTAACCCGAAGCTAAAAACTTCAAAAGGATATGCGAACTTGATCCCCCGAGTTTTACAGATGAAGCACGACCAACGCGTTGAAAATATAGTAACGTGGATCGTGGACAATCGGCTCGACGAAACCGATACGTGGCGCAATGATGAACAAGACTATCTAAAAACTATTCCTGAAGTTGCCGCACTTCTACGGCAGCGGGAAGAGGACAAAGAGGTTGAAGACGAAGCCAAAGCGTTTTATGATACTTACCTCGTCGACACAACTATCGACGATCCCGATGACGAAAATATTTCATGGAGGGTATAGTTCTGTTGACCGAGACGCAGCGATTAGATAACGTCCCTCCTTGACCTTTGCGTTGTCTAAACTCGGAACCCCGCCCTCGGCCCCTGTCCCTTAACAGTGGGTCGGGGGCTTTTTTATGGGCGTAGTGCTTTACTTTCCCTTTAGTCGCCGCTATAGTTAAAAAGGTGGCGGCCCGCGCCGCCGATTTTAAACATTAACTAGAAAGAGAGAAAGATATGAATAGAAGAGTACAAGTAACCGAACTACTTAACCACTACACCAATAACATTAACTGGGATTTGTCAGACCCAGACTGCTGGGGAGTGGTTGAATTACCGGAAGACCACATATACGAGATAAATGGATTCGAATTCCCGTATGTCGAAGAATTTTGCGACACCCTTAAATTAAGCGAAAACGTCGACGAAATACAGTTCACCCAATTTGATATGAGCGGGGGAATAACGTGTTCGACCTTATTGTTTAGAGCCACCCTCCCGGACGAACCGCCACGATTTTATAAGTTCGACCTTTATGAAGGAGGGTCAGTGACTAACTACGAAGTCCGACGATGGGTCGACGAGAGCTTTAGCGACGATGACTTGCGCAAACTTATGCTAGTAAAGTAGGACCGAGGATCGTTGACAGGGGCCGAAAGGCCCCTTTTTTTGCCCCTAATTAGACTATTAGATTATTGCTATTGTTCTGTGGAAAAAATAAAAGTTTTTTGAAAAAAATAAACAGAATTCACTAATAAACTAATAGAAGTAATAGAATCAAGCTGAAAGTCTCTAGGACAGTGGATCTTGTGAAAAAGAACAAAGTAATAGAAATGTATTAGATATTAGTTTCATAAGTAAGAATCAGAAAGATTTTAGAGAAGGACACGAGGAAACTTTTAGACTTTCATAAAATATATTATATTTAAAACATAACTATCCACACTGGAATTACCGAATGAAAGACCTACAGTACACGCCAATGATCCCTGCAGAAGATGGTAACGGTTGGCTCGACCCTGATGGTAAGAGGTGGCAAGAGTTAAACCCGAAACAAAAGAAGTTTGTCAGGGAGTACATTAAAGGTCAAAACGCTACAGAAGCAGCGGTAAAAGCAGGGTATACGAAGAACAGGAACGCTGCCAAGAGACAAGGAAGTGTGTTACTAAACCACAACCCACTCATCCGAAACTACCTCATTAACCAGCAAATACGAGAGGAAGAGCGAGAGAAGGTTTCTATGGAAAGTCACCTTTCCGCTTTACATGACCTTCGGGAAGAGGCGAGGGACCAAGGTCAAATCAACGCAGCGATTACCGCCGAGATTCACCGAGGCAAGGTCGGGGGACTCTACATCGACCGACGCGAGGTGTTGACCGCAAAGATCGACGGACTAAGCAAGGACCAGTTGATCGATCGACTGAGCGGATTGATCGCGAAGCGAATTCCACGGACGTTTGAGAGCGAGGCCCACTTGGTCGAGCACTTAGATTAGTCGCTCTACTCTACTCTACTTTTCGGCTTTGGGTCGCCCGTTTCCCACCCTCCCACCCAGTCACTCTATTTATCGCTTTACTTTGCGTTATTATGCTTTACTCTACTTTATTCTACTCTATTCTGCACTGTTTTAATGCTTTACTCTACTCTATCACTCTACTCTACTCTATCACTCTACTCTATCACTCTACTCTATCACTCTACTCTATCACTCTACTCTATCGATCCGTCAGTCCATGGGGCAGCGCCCGCCCACCACACCCACCCGACCGACCGATCGATCGATCGACTGAAAGGAGTGACAGACGGACTGATCGAAACACAGGAACGACGGGCAAAGAAAAGCCGCCCGAGGGCGGCTGATCTAAGGTGACGATCGGTTAGCTGAATTCACCGATCTTGATGCGACCCTGCTTGTGCTTCCATTCCTTGGAGCCTTCGATCTGCAACTTGTAGTGTGCGATGATCGTTGCGCCATCTTGGCTATACCCAAGAGTTTCAAGATCAGCTTTTTCGCTGATGTCTTGGATGCTGACAGGTTCGTGCCCAGCTGTTAGAAGATCAAAGTATGCGTCGATAACTAGGTCGATCTGCTTTGGTAGTCGCATCCCTTCCTGAATGCTGTCAAACATAACCTTGCCAGATGCGCCTTGACCCTTGCCACTGGAGACAGTCTTAGGTCGTGCAACTTTTACAGTCTGTGCTACTTGAGTTTTTGCTGATTGTGCCATAGTGTTTTCCTTTCTACTTTCTAGTTTAGTTTGTGTGGCGGGGTCATCCCCCTAACCACAAGACCATTGTCGCGTACCGCGTGCCGAAAGTAAAGCACTACAAGCCAAAATCGCATATAACATTTTGTTATCTCAGCGACCCCAACCATGCGAAAATAATACTTTACACGGAGGGAGAAATGTGGTATAGACCCCCCATACCCCCTAACCGCAGCTCTACCCACCCGCCCACTCACCTTTCTTGGTTCCAGCCTCATAATCCTCGATACTTTTGCTGTAAGTCCCTATCAAAAAATATTTCGCAAAAAATTTTACGGATGGGTTTTTGGAGGGTAGTATTCAGATAAATTACCGGGAGCCATG